TTGTGTTTCACCACATTCCCAATAGCACCATAAGCACTGGTACTAAAGAGAATGATACTAATCGTCCATAGTAATCGTAACACTATGCCCTGACCCCACTGTTGTCACATCTACAGTTCCATCATAGGCACCACCCTGTGTAATTGAAAATGTACTAGATGAACCAGTGTGATGAAGAGTTGTGTCTTGATCAGCAGCACCAGTGTGTGTTGATGTAATCGTATTACTCCCGCCGATAGCTGTGATGTTCGTCACCTTCTTGTCACCAACACCCATTGTAGCGGTGCTGTTTTCATTTACTGTAATAGTATTGCTATCGCCTGTCGCAGTGATATCAATATCAGCATCATCGGTTGCAGCATTATTACCCACGTTCACTGTTGTTGTATTTGAACTACCAGTGATTGTTTGGATAATACTATTGTCATCAGATGCAGAGTTAGCACCAACAGATACGTTAGACGTATTACTACTACCTGTCTGGTTGATTGTTAACTCTTGTGTTGCACCAACGACAGATGCAGCAATGGTGTTAGTACTACCAACTTGATCAATGTCTAACGTCTGGTTGTCACCTGTTAGGGTAACATCAGTTGTCGCATCACCGAACTTATTGGTCTGTCCATCTTGATTGATGTCAGCAGTAAGACTTGCGCCAGACTGTGTTATATAAACGTCACTCGCATAACTCACACTGCACATAACGAAGTAAGCGAGTATTGTAAGTATGCTCGTTCTCATTTGATTTTCTCCCCTTTAAATTTCCATAATTCTTTTTGCTCACCTTCCTTGATTATTTCAATAACTGATTGTTCAATTGCTTTTCTCACAGCGTAGGTAGTGGACTCATTGTCCGTTATCCCTGCTTCAGTCTCCAGCAATTTAGTTCCCATATCTAAAAATTTAAATACAGTAGCAGACAACTTCGTACTCAGAATAGTTTTCTGAGAGCTGACTGCTAGTAAAACTTCACCCGTTTGTACAGATATCAGTCTCAATGCGACTGTTACCATATCCTTACGATATTCATCAGATATACCAATACCCAAATATCTTACACCTAGTCCACCTGTACTTGTATTAGTATCATAACCAACTATACCGCCTGTTAGTAACACTCCTGCAAATAATAGCGGTCTAATCTTTTCTGCTTTATCTCCTTCGTGCGACTTTCTTGTGTTTCGTATAATCTGCCGCTCTTTAAGAAGATTGTCTAATTCCATCCTCTCAATAACTTGAAACCACTCACCATTTCCAGCCTTCTTTAATGCTTGCAGTAACCATATGTCACCGCCCTGTGTAACCGCACTACTAAGCAAAGCAAGATTATTACCAGACTTTCTCTGACCAGTAACGTCATTAAATTTATATACCGCAATCGGAACTTTACGTTCTGGCGCTGGCATATTGTATAGTTCATCTACTAACGGCACACTACTAGGTACAGGAGCATCCTGTTGTTGGATGCTCGCACAACTAGAAAGTAAAGTCGCCAACAGGAACAGTGATAATAGTCGAACTACCATTTGCATCCACAATTGTTAAATCTACGGTTTCAGAACTTTTGGTGTAACTGATTGTTGTACCTTCAAAAGTAACTGTGCCGGAAGTTGAAGCGTCTTCTCCGAACATACTATCTACTAGTTGTTTTGAAAGCTGGGCGTATATTCTAGACTCAACATTCTTCATAAATTTAGATAGGTTTGTATTAGCTGCATCTCGTATGGCTTGACGTTCTGCTGCTTCTTTCTTTTCTTTGATCGCTTGTTTCCTAGAAAACTCTTGGTTCTCAATAGTCAAAACATGTGCGCTATAACCAACCCCACTGAAAGCAGGTGACTTCCATGTGTGAGTAAACTCATTAGCATATGACGAACTAACAGTAATCAACCAACCAAAGACACAACCAATAAATGCACCCAACAAGAAAGCTTTCAAAAGATCGCTATCGTGCCACAATGCTTGATTCTTGAAATATTCATCGGAAGCATGATGGCCTGTTTTGGGGCTGAAAAAATTCTTACTCATCCTTCTTCTCCTTTTTAATATCACGAAGTTCCAGTATGGTATTGATCTTTTGGTCCATGCGTATCATATCGTTATCCAACATCCTTATTCTATCAATAAGAGCGATGGTCGTCATAGTTGCTTTGTTTAGTGCGGGTAATATTTCTTGAGTCACATACTTCCATATAAAAAATATAAAATAACCCATACCAACAGCCATGACTACAGTGATACCCTGTTCTTGAACTGCCTTAATAATTTCCTCCACACAACTAATCCTTTCTGGCATCCTCCTTGCCATCGGCAGCAGACATCCTTCTGACATCTGGCTTCACACCCAATACATGGCATACCAAAGAATCTAATCGCACAATTTCATTATTAATAGTTTTGACACGGTTATCTAATGCCGTAATCAATACATTTAGTGTCGCAGCGGCATCAACCACTGACGCTAATATATATTTTAGGAGAATAATGATAAAAATACCACCGCCGAGTACGGCAGTGATGGTAAATCCTAACTCTGCAATAACACCGAAGATTTCCATAGACATTTCTCCTATGGATATTTAGGTAATTCGAGTATTTTAAGACTTAATTAATAGGTGTGAGCGACTTATTTTACAACCGATAAACGCATTATAGTATTCATCTGGTTTTAATAAACAATCTGTCTCAAACTGAAGTTTTGCTTCATAGTAATTTAGTTCGCCCTTTGACTTACATAGTCTAATTATTTGTCTATCAAACAAGTCTAGTCCGTGTTCTTCTACTAACAACTTTACTTCTTCACTTGATCCACAATAAGTTTTCCAATCAGTCTCTACTATCTTGATGCGTTTTCTTTTCGCACCCTTCAGTGGGGGCAATTTTCTTTTTGACATTAAACCTTTTTTGCCAATATATAGCTTACTATTTTTTTTGTTAGTTACTATATAAACAAACCCAAGGTTATCTTCTATCATCTCGCTTGTAAATGGTTTTCCGTTGTAGTGCCAAGTCACCAATGTCTCCAAGCGTTTGCAATAATAGCAAAACATGTACATATATGTAGGATAACCCAAACAGTCCTGATTATCGCAACCTTGTCTGCCTTTTTATCTTCATCAAATGCTTTAGACCCGATTGCCTTACACCAATATTTCCACATGTTCATGGTGTAACCGTAATATCTTTTACTCTATATGGTTGATTAAGAATCCAATCAATTACTGATACACAATATGATACCGTCATTTTTGGAGCGTCGATATGAGCAACCCTATCAGTATCAAAACGACCAAACCTTACAATCGTCGTATCTATTCCTAGATAATATAATTGATCGTTAGCAAAGTCTAGTGCTGCTTTCTCAGTTGGATAAGTTCTAATCCTATTTCCACGTTGATCAGGTGAGTTTGACCCTATATTAATTATACGTTTGTTGAGTTCAGCAGCCTTATACAATAACTCAACCTGTTGAAACCCATCATGTTTGCAATTAATAAATACATCACAATCTTCTAAAGTATCTACTGTTTCATAGAATATACTAAGTGCTTGACCAAGGCCTCTCCTTGTTCCATTAATATAAAAATTACTCATCACCATACTCTTCTACTTCATCTTCAAGTTCTTCTGCGAGTTCACCCCCACAGAATACACAAAACTTTATAAAATAATAATGATCATCCATCGCATGTTTTATACGAAACTCTGCTTCACATTCTTCACATACTATAAGTTTCAATCTACTGCCTCATATGCGTCATCCCAGTTACCTGATAATCCTGCCACCTCATACTCTGTAACACGGTTCTCAAAAAAGTTAGTATGGTCTGCACCATTCAGTACCCACTCTAACCAAGGTAAAGGATTTTCCTTCACCTTGAAATTGGTTTTCAAACCCAACTGCAACAAACGTCTGTCTGTTATATACCTTATATATGATTTTACTTCAGACGCATCTAGACCTTCAATCTCACCCATCTTATAAGCAAGGTCAACGAACTTGTCTTCCAACTTGACTGCAAGTCGAGCCATTGTATAAATGTCTCCCTTGAAATCATCGTCAACCACCTTGGGGTGTTCAACACAGAACTGACGAAACACCTTTGCGTTTCCTTCGACATGCATAGACTCATCACGGATTGACCACTCGACAACCTTGCCCATACCCTTCATCTTACCGAACCGTTGGAAGTTGAGAAGCATAACAAATGATGCAAACAGTGCAACACCCTCGTTGAACACAGACTTTGCAAGTGCAAGTCCTAACCCCTTCATGGTAGCATTGTCGGACTCCTGCATGAACTCAATCTTATTGACCATCTCCTTGTATTCAAGAAATGCATGGTACTCACTGTCTGGTAATCCAAGTGTCTCATTCAACAGGGCATAGGCACGTTGATGAATGCCTTCTCTTGCAGCAAAAGAACCAAGCATGTTACGCACTTCATTGTTCTTGAACTTGGGAATGAACTGGTCATAGTAGTTCTGACCCACTGCAACATCTGACTGTGTGAACAGACGTAGAATATTGGTGACGTAATCTTTCTCAACCTGAGTGACCTTACCGGACTTCCAATCTGATACATCTTCTGACAAATCAAGTTCGTCCTCAATCCAGTGTGCCTTCTCATGTCGTGTGGTAATCTCTACTGCCCACGGGTAGTGAAAAGGTTTATAGGTTTCACTGAACTGCAATAGGCCACCACCACTACGTTTCTTTAATAGATCATCGCCTACCTTCATTAGTTCATCATACCCACCGATACGTTTGTCATCAATGAAGATTTGAGGAACAGAATTAACTCTACGAGTATTCATCTCGCCTACCACTTCGGTAGCACCATTGATTGTCTGATAGAACGCAAGACGTTCCTCTTCATTATCAATCAACTCTTCTTCATACTCAAACGCATGTTCCTTCAACCAATTCTTTGCCATCGAACAAAATGGACAATCTGTTTTTGTTACTACTCTTATCCCTGACACGCAACACACTCCTCTTGACTCATAGCCTGAGTCTCATAATCTTTCAGTGCTTCCCGCACCACTTTAGTTGACACATTCTCTGCTTTGTTTGAAGTTTCTGTGCGTAGGTAATACAACCCCTTGCAACCCTCTTTCCAAGCATTGTAGTGTACTTTATGTAGGTCTGCCTTCGATGCACCCGCTGGAAAGAATATATTTAGAGACTGACCCTGACACAGATACTTTTGACGATCTGCGGCTTGAGTTACGATTGCGTTCTGGTCAATCTCAATCGCAGTTTTGAACACACCCTTCACCTCATCAGATAGGAATTTTAGATGTTGCACAGAACCACCATTAGTGATAATTGAACTCCATGTGGTTGCGTCATTTTTATCTGCCTTTACCAACTCCTCTTCAAGATATCTATCCTTGACCAGATGTGAACCAGCACGGGTTCTGTGTGTGTATGCATTTGCCTTACTAGGTTCAATAGAAGGAGATGTACCACAGATAATCGAACTGTTTGCATTAGGTGCAATAGCCAATAGATGTGAGTTACGCCTTCTTGTACCTTTCATATCGGGACATTCACCACGTTCCTTTGACAACTGTTCTGTTTCTGCAACTGCATCTGATTTAATCCTATCAAACATAATAAGGTTTGCAGAACTTGCAAGTTCTGAATCAAAAGGAATACGATTCTTGTGTAGATAGGAGTGCCAACCCATTGCACCCAAACCAAGAGATCGTTCTTGTTTGGCAGAATACCTTGCTCTACTAATCTCATCACCAGCATTGTCAATGAAGAACTGAAGTACGTTGTCTAGGAATCGAATAAGGTCACGAATCATTGGTGTGTCCTTCCACTCGTCATACTTCTCCAGATTGACAGATGATAGGCAACACACAGCAGTGCGGTCATCATTGGTAGGTAGATGAATCTCATTACATAGGTTAGACCCGTTGATCTTCAATCCCTTGTCCTTCATGGTCTGTGGTAATGCACGATTAGCAGTATCAATGAAGTTTAGATAAGGTTCGCCTGTGCGATAACGAATCTCTAGGATTGTCTCCCATAACTTCCTTGCCTTCATACTGTCACGGGCAT